TGAATTGAGCAGAACTAAATCCGACATGTCGAATGTTGGACCTGCCCCAATTGACACAAGTTATGCCCCGGCAGAGTTAGATTATCAGATGGCTGATCTTAATCAGGATCCAGCTTTCTACTAAAAAACTCAAACGAATATCTAAGGACCATTAGGTATGTCAGACGTTACTGCCCTTGAACAGCAACTCAAGGACTCCCAGGATCTAGTTAACCGTCGCCAGATGGCGCTCAAGCTCGCCAATAATCGGGAATTCCGGAAGCTGATCCTGGAAGACTTCTGCGTCACTGAGGCTGCCCGTCTGGTTCAGATGTCGTCTGACCCGGCCATGGATGCCCAGCAGCGGGCAGATGCTCTCTCGATGGCTCAAGCTACCGGGCATGTGAAGCGCTTCCTGTCGATGACTGTACAAATGGGTGCTGCTGCCGAGCGTAACCTGGCCGAGCTGGAAGAAGCTCTGGCTGAAGCTCGTGCTGAAGATGACGCTCTCGACCTGTTCGATGCCGAGGGGGATGAGCAGTGAACCTAGACGGAACCGGCACAGACATCCTGGAGATGTCGGACGAGGACTTCCTCAACCTCACTAGCCCTCCGGCGCCGAGCGAAGAGGGCACTTCAGATGAAACGCCTCCCGCTGATCTTCCCGCCGAGGAAGAAGAAGCAGCTGGTGAAGAGGAGTCTGGTGACCTTGGTTCCGATGCTGGAGCCAGTGAGGAAGATACCACCTCTCCCTCCCCTACTCCTGAAGCTGAAACGAGGCCGGCTGACGTAGATCCCGCTGCCGAGGCTGGCGACAGCCAGCCCGAGGCAGAGCGGAAGATCGAAGTCAGCGAGGCCGAGTATTCGCGCTACAAGGCTGCGTTCGATCAGATCATGACTCCGTTCAAAGCAAACGGAAAGACTGTCGAACTCAAAGATCCTGAAGAAGCCATCAAGCTCATGCAGATGGGTGCTAACTACACCAAGCGTATGCAGGAGTTACAACCGCACCGAAAAGTGCTACAGATGCTTCAGAACAACGATCTGCTTGACGAGGGCAAGCTGTCTTATCTGATCGATTTGGATAAGCGGAACCCGGAAGCCATCAAGCAGCTCGTCAAAGATTCGGGGATCGATCCATTGGATATCGATCCGTCAGAAGACTCTGGCTATCAAGCTGGAGATCACCGGGTCAGCGATGAAGAGATCGCTTTTCGTTCCACCCTGGAAGACATTACGTCCACTCCATTGGGTCAGGAAACGGTCCAGGTCATCGACTCCACCTGGGATCCAACCAGCAAGGAAGCCTGCTGGGCACAGCCCGAGATCATGCAGGTCATCAATACTCAGCGCGAAAACGGTATCTACGATATCATTACCGCTGAACTGGAACGCCGCAGAGTTCTCGGAGAAATCCCGGCAAACACACCTTTCCTCCAGGCCTATCAGACGGTCGGTGATGCCCTGTATCAAGCAGGTGCTTTCCGAGGTCTAAGCGGACAGACGGCTCAGAATGCGCCGACCAATGCAGGGGGCACCCCGCAAGTCGTTGCTACTCGTGTAGCCGCTCCCAAGACCCAAGTGGCGAATGGTGACAAGGCGAGCGCAGCTTCCCCGACACGGGTCAGCTCTACTCGTCCCGCCTCAGGAAAGATCAATCCGCTTGCCATGAGCGATGATGAATTCCTGAAACAGATGAACGGACGCCTCTGAACCAGACATTCCTGCGTGGAGTCTGAGAGGCCTCTTGGGATTTATTCGCTATGTTGAACTACAATACCGGGGGTTCGACCTCCGACATCGATGGTGATGGCTCGTCCCAGATGAACACCTTCTTCTACCTGAAGAAGGCAATCATCGAAGCTCGCACCGAACAGTACTTCATGCCGCTGGCTGCCACGGTCAACATGCCGAAGAACTACGGCAAGTCGATCAAGGTCTATGAGTACGTTCCGCTGCTGGACGCCCGTAACATCAACGACCAGGGCATTGACGCTGCTGGTGCCACGATTTCGAACGGCAACCTGTATGGTTCGAGCCGGGATATTGGCACCATTACGTCGAAGCTGCCGACCCTGACTGAAAACGGTGGCCGCGTTAACCGCGTCGGCTTTACCCGTCTTCAGCGCGAAGGCTCGCTGTACAAGTTCGGTTTCTTCACTGAGTTCACTCAGGAAGCGATGGACTTTGATTCGGACGAAGAACTGATGGACCACCTCAGCCGTGAGCTGATGAATGGTGCAGTTCAGCTGACCGAAGCTGTCCTTCAGAAGGACCTTCTGGCTGCTGCTGGTGTCGTGGTCTATGCCGGTTCGGCAACGACCAATGGTACGGTGACGGGTGAAGGCGCTGGTGCAGCTATCGTCAGCTACGCCAACCTGATGCGTCTGGACCAGATCCTGACCGACAACCGCACCCCGAAGCAGACCAAGGTCATCACCGGCTCGCGGATGATCGACACCAAGACCATCCCGGCTGCCCGTGTGATGTTCGTTGGTTCGGAACTGGTGCCTCACCTCAAGGGCATGAAGGACCTGTTTAACAACCAGGCGTTCATCCCGGTCCAGCACTACGGCGATGCCGGTACGGTGCTGAACGGTGAAATCGGCACGATCGATACCTTCCGTATCGTTCAGGTCCCGGAAATGCTGCACTGGGCTGGTGTCGGCGCCACGGTTGGCACCAACCCCGGCTATCGCACCACCAGCGGCAAGTACGATGTGTATCCGATGCTGGTTGTCGGTGACGACAGCTTCTCGACCATCGGTTTCCAGACCGACGGCAAGTCGGTCAAGTTCTCGGTTCTCACCAAGATGCCGGGCAAGGAAACCGCGGATCGCAACGATCCGTTCGGCGAGACCGGGTTCAGCTCGATCAAGTGGTACTACGGTATCCTGGTCAAGCGCCCCGAGCGCATCGGCCTGATCAAGACGGTTGCACCGCTCTGATCTGAGCCAAGGGATAAATGGGGGGGAGCTTAGGCTTCTCCCCATTTCCCCATGAAATCCCAGCAAACAGGACCACGATCCATGACCGAAGAAACCACCGAAGCTGCCGCTGGCACCACTCTGAGCGAGAAGGAAGTCCTGATGCAGCGAGCCAAGCTGATGGGTATCAGCTTCTCGAACAACATCAGCGCAGAAAAGCTTCGTGAAAAGATTGATGCTCACCTGGCCGGTGAAGCAGAAAGCCAGGAAGAAGCTGCGGCTGAGCCTGAAGTCAATCCGCTGGCCAGCCCCGAAGCCAAGAAGGCTTCGCTGCGTGAGCAGCTGATCGCCGAGGCAACCAAGCTGATCCGGGTCCGGATTACCAATCTGGATCCCAAGAAGAAGGATCTGCCTGGCGAAATCATTACGGTGGCCAACGAGTACATCGGCACGATCCGCAAGTTCGTCCCGTTCGGGGAGCACACCGATGATGGCTACCATATTCCGAAGTGCATCTACAACCTTCTGGAAGACCGTCGATTCCTTAGCATTCGCGTGGTTCGTGATCGCCGTACTGGTGTCACCACCCCGGTTACTACCTGGGCCAAGGAATTCGCTCTCGAAGTCCTGCCCCAGCTCACCGAAGAAGAGCTGAAGGATCTGGCTGCTGCCCAGATGGCAGCCGGTAGCGTCGAGTAAGCCAAGCGTTGATCAAAGGAATATCCTGTGCCTGAACTCGTCGATAACATTGATGTTCGTGCTAATGAGCTGACCGTTTCGCTAACGGCAGCTGAAACATTCACGATTCCGGCTGTCGATCTGTCTGGCACGGGATATACCCTGCCCACTGTAACCAATACCAATATTGCCGCCGAAGTTTCCAAGCTGACCAATGCTAACCTGACTACTGGAATTGTCGGGGGCACTGGAACGTTTGATGTGCTGATGAAGAGCTTCAGCACGCACCTAAAAGAGGAATTTGACAAAGGCCGGATAACCGGCGCTGATTATACTCGTGCTTATATTGCCATGACCGAAGCGGCCATGAGCGGTGCAGTTCAGTTCCTGCTTGGCCGGGATCAGGCATTCTGGGTAGCTCAGCGGGCACAGATTGATGCCTATACCGCCAAGGTGCAGCTAGAGACTGCAAAGGTCCAGTATGCAACGGTTCGCGGCGAAGCGATTAATCAGAAGATCAACTACGCCCTAACCAAGATCAAGCTCTCCAACGAAAGCATTGCGTTCAGCACTGCCCGTTACCAACTGACCAACACGATGCCAGCACAGCTGGCTCAGATCCAGCAGCAGACCACTAATCTGGTCACGGAAAACAGCGTCCAGACCTATAACCTGACTTCGATGCTGCCAGCCCAAAAGCTGATGGTCGAAGCGCAAAAACTCCTGGTTGATGCCCAGAAGTCAAATGAAACCAACAAGGCTGCGCAGGTTCTCGTTCAGACAAGCAATCTGGGCAAAGAGGGTTCGATCCTCGATTACAACTTGGCAACCATGCTGCCGGCTCAAAAACTGTTGGTCGATGCCCAGAAAGCTGAAACGACCCAGAAGACAACCAATCTTGCTACCGAAAACTCGGTTCAGAGCTACAACCTGACTAATATTCTGCCCAAGCAATTGGCACTGATTGGTGAGCAGGTTGAAGTGCAGCGGGCACAGACGCTTAACAATCGCACTGATGGCACAACCATCACTGGTTCAATCGGTAAGCAAAAGGATCTCTACACCCAGCAGATCACTTCCTACCAACGTGATGCGGAACTCAAAGCAGCCAAGCTGTTTACTGATGCCTGGATCACGCAGAAGACGATCGACGAAGGTCTGTTGGCCCCCAGCGGGTTCCAAAATGCTTCGCTCGATGCGGTTCTTACCAAGGTCAAGACAAACAACGGTCTCACCTAATAGCGGGGATATAAGGCCGTGGGGTTTTTTGGCGGAGAAGAAGTCTATGTCGCTTCGACGGTCTATAACCTGGCCGGCGACATCACTGAGCGCGCCAACTTCCTCAAAGGGTTGGTGACGGCAAATATCATCACCAACTCCCGCTACTCTGCCGCAGATGTGATCCGGTCAGGCTACCTGCGTAGCCCCGGACTCAACATGCGCAAGTTCTTCAATTGGGCTTTGGATAGCGAATATGATCGCTGGGTCGGTGTGCCTGTAGGTGGTCTGGGTGGTCGGGCTATCATCAACCAGCAAAAGGTGGCTGCACAGATTCCCCGTGGGCGGAACGAGGGGATCAACTTCTACAAGCTGGAAACCAAGAAGGGCGTCTATACCTACTGGGCTGAGCAGTGGGTTTTGCAGAACCACCCGACAATCTATGGGCTTGGTTGGACCTCGACCTACAATGCAGCTGCCAACACGATAACCGTATATTACGGCAGCTCAACGCTGGGTAGTTTTGTCCCTGCCGACTTCAGCACGAGCAGCACATACATCTATGCGATGTACACCAGGGTCAATCACACGACGATTGGGCCGTGGGCTACAGGCGAGTGGGTCAATGCAGATCCTTTAGCCCAAGATTTTGATTCGTATGTGGCCATTCTTGAAGAAAGCGTGGATACATCTGATGACGTTTCGTGGAGCTACACCAATGTTTACGAGAAAGTATCTTACGTTGGTATTGGGTCAGACGGCGTAGCCTACTCAATTAAGACCAGACTAACTGTCGACTTCTACTATCACCTCTACGATGGCATCTACAGATATAGAACAAAGATAGACACCCAACGCTTAACCGGCGTGTCCGAATCTAATCCGATCTATTGGATCTACAAGAACGGC